ATAATAATATAAAACTTCCATTCTTGAAAGTTCAACTAATTCAGGTAACCACTCATCATGAGTTAAATTATCCTTTCTCAAATTTAAAACTTTATCTTGATAAGTTTTACCGGTTTCCGGATCAGTATGAGTAATACGATAAGCACCATTTACAATATCAGGAGAATATCGTTGTTTAATCGTAAACTCTTTTTTAGTCATATTTATAAATCTGTTGAATAATTGAATATTTTTAAATGGTCCTTTATATCCCCAAACATCAGCAATTTTATTTAATACAACATCTCTATCAGCACCAACTCTTGCATCTTTTTGAGCATACAAATAATCTAAGGAAAATTGATTTTTGATTTCTTTATTAAAAATCATTTCTAAAGCTGAGTTTAAATTAAACCCATGCCTATACCATTTTTCAATTTTAGAAACTTTACCTTTATGAGCATCAACAGCTTTAGCACAAGAATCAATAATATTTATGGCCTGCATTCTACGTTCAAAATCAGCTTCATCTCTAGCAACTTTTGCTGTGAATTTTGCATCACGGATTCTATTTAATAAATCTTGTAACTGTTCTGTAGTAGAATAATTTGCACCATTTATTTTAAATTTAACAAATTCATTTTGAATAATCTTAAAATAATCCTCATCATGAATAGAATCCGCTTCATAAGATGGAGTATATTCTTCGTTCAAAATAGCATCATACAAATCTTGAATCGCACCAATTTTCATTTTATTGATTGCTCTGAGAGTTTCAAACAATTTATTTGCAGGATAAGTATATTTAGTTTTCTTAATACCATTTTCCCAAGTATGAATAGTTGCTTTAACTTCATATTCAATATCTCTTGCCAACTGTCTACGTTCAGACATATCACCAAGAGTTTTTGCATAATCCATTACATCATCTAAATTTCTTCTAATATCTTCAAAAGAATTAAATTCTCGAAGTTTATCAAACAAAAGTCCTTTATCACTTTCCGTCATAAAATCAAGACGTTTAATTATTTTTCTGGCATATTCAGCAAATTGACTAGAATAACTACCATAAGAACTCATTTTAGCAGCATACAATTTTAGATCTTCTTTTGCTTGATCCCATTTGCTTAATGCTTCATATCTTTCGATTTCTGCGGTTTTAGATTCCCATTTAGTTACATAATCTTCTTGAATATAAGGATGTAAAGCTTCAGCCCATTCAAAAAATGCCATCATAGGAATAGTTTTATCATCCGCATTTTTAAACGCATCAATAATATATTCAAATTCATATTGATGACGTAATAAATCATCTTCTGAAATTGTACCAAATGGACCATTTACAAAATCTGGGTCATAAATGAATTTATTATTTTCAATTACATCAAGTGCAGCAAGAGCAAGCTCTACATCAGCACCAGTATTAAAATTATAACTCACACCAGGATCTGTAAAAAACTCAGCCCATTCAGGTAGAAAGCCATCATTGGCTGAAAATACATCATCACAATCAGCAAGAAACTCACCAATTTTTTCAGCCTGCAATTTAATACTTTTATTTCTTTTACCAAACCTTTTAGTTTGATTACCCAATATCATTACTAGTTGACGACGGCTTTTAACAAATTTTATATCCGGATTATTTGAATGAGAAATTGCATACCAAATAATATCGTAAGCAGTATCACGATATCTTTTTTGTTTTGGAGTAAGCTGATTAAGATTTATATTAACTCTTTTTTCAGCTTCATCAACAAAACGTATATTAGCATTTTTACGTGCAAATAAAACAATTTGAGATGCTTCATTTTTTTGAGCATCAAGAGTAACATCACCTAATAAAGTTTCAAAAACTTTAATAGTTTCATTATCAAGTTCTATATCATTAGATACTTGCAAATCGGTATAAATACCATTTAACCATTTTCTAAAGTTTTCAAACACTCTTTTTAAAGAATATGACGGAGCTTTACCACGTGCAATGTAAGCCGTATAACCACGAGCGAATTTTTCATGTTGTTCTACAGTATATTCTCCACCATCATGTCGCAAATACTTGTTAACAGTAATCAACAACTCTTTAGCTTTAGCATTTTTTAATGCAAGAGCATTCAATGTGTTTAAATAAACGTGACCAAACTCATGCATAAGAGTAGATTTATCAGCTTTATTTTTCAAAAGCACAATCAAATTTTCTCTAGCAGAACCATCGAAATTTTGTCTTTGGTAAGTAAACCCACGTGCATCATTTATATTTTCCTCAGTATTGGATTGAAAATGTGCTTTACCGATATTTACATTAGGGTTGAAAAGTGTTCTAATATCGTTTATACTAATATTAGCACCTGTTAAGTCGGGAAGTTTAGTACCATTGACTTCAGGTGCTTTCTTTATTATTTTTATTTTGTGTCCTGCATATGAATGCGTTGTATTGGTATTTTTAGGAATATCAATAGATATTTCAATTCCGTAAATTTCGCCGTCATAAATAAACGCATTGTGATATATTTCTTGTCCGTTATTTCTTTTTGAATGTCTTTCGTCAACTTCTTTTGTGTAACTATAAACAGAATTCTCAACAAGTTCTTTTAATCCTGCATAAGAATTTCTTTTAACAGAATTTCTATTTATGCTTTTCATTGACCGACCAATATTGCTTTTTGAAAAATGAACAATTCTGTTATTGCTCTTAATTTGAACATCACCTAATAAATTCAAATTATCTTCAATCCATTTTTTCAAATCAGTAACTTTATTAAAATTCGGAACAGCATCCTTTTGAAGTTCTATCGGTTTAATATTAACACTTTCTTCAGTATGAACATCTTGGAAATAAGGTCTTATTTCTTTTTCATTTTCTTGACGAATTCCTGATATTCCGGATCGTTGGATAGGTTTCTCGCCCACTTCAAATAATCCAAGGTTTCCTGATGAGTGTAACCCATCTCCATACAATCTTGATAAAGTTCGTACCCCCATTCCCAAGGGAATAATGGATTTTGTTGATTCGTATTCATATTGCTCCTTCAATCCTAATTTGTTTAACAACTCATCAGCTATATTTCTAGCTTCGACTTCCCCTACTGAATTGTAATAGTCATTATATAAAAAATTCTTTTTCCATTCAATATTTTTATATTTTTTAAACTTTGGATTATCTATTACACCACTTCTTTGTAATTCCCCAACTTTGATTAATTCTTGTTTATATTTCTTTTTAAAATCTTGATATTTTCTATTTGCTTTACCAGTTGCCTTATAATCAGCAATATAAGTTTCTCTTAATTGTTTTTCTAATTCTGAAAGATTCTTATTTTCTTTCAATTCTTTTGCGTAACGAACATACAATCTTTTTTGTTTTGCATGTTGTAACTCATGAAGTATAGTTAATATTCTAGATGTCGGATTATTTTTGTATGCATTAGATGCTGCATTCAAATAAAACACATCTTCTTTAGGACTGTAATAACCATTTTTTGATGGATTATTTTCATCAGTTATTACAACCATTTTGACATCTTTTATATCTTCAAAGAAATCAGAAATCCTATTAAACAATGGGAATATCTCAATAAGATCATCTATTGAGTTAATGTTTTTATGATTTTCTTTTTTAGAAAGAATTTGTTTAACCTTGTCAAAAATACCAATAGATTGAAAATGTGTTTTAATATAGTCTTTATTTCTATCTAAATACTCATCAATCGTACCTGAATCATCAGCTTTAATTGGATTTATATCAACTTTAACTTTGTGGCCAGTTTTATCTGTGATAGACAAATCCGCCTCAGCAAACATATTGAATGCACCATCTTCGCTCATTGTTCCTGAATATTGCACCAATACATCTAAATCAGAATCAACTCTATTTTTACCGGTTGTATATGATCCATACAATTTGACATCTTCAAGTTTAAATTCAGATTCATCCAAATAATTTTCTTCGATAATATTTTCAATATCAGCACGCAATATATCAGTAATAGATTCGACACTATCACCAAATTCTGCTTCTACATTATTCACCAACTGAAAATGAGCTTCATGTTTATTTACACTAGGCTTGAGTTTTGTGTTAACATAGTTTATAATATTAGTAGGGTCCTGACTCAAGAGCATTCCCTTTGTGGTAACGGAAGATTTTTTCTTCGCTTGAGCAACCCTTATTTTTTTGAACCAATTATCTATATTTTTCTCTGTATCAGTAAAAATAGTAGAAACTAATGGCTGTTTTTTATCAAAAAATTCAACAACAGCACCATATATTTCATTATTCTCTCCAACAATTTTCAGAAGGACTGGCAGACCATTAAAACGAGGTTTATCACTTATTACTGCATCAACGGAGTTATTTAAATTCTCAATAACATATTGCCATTGTTCTGAAGTTAATTGATGTTCATTTTCATCGTGCACAACAGTATCATGTGGTATTCTTACTGAAACATTTTGAGTTGTATAATCAAAATAGCTTTTATTAGGAATTTCATTATTTTCGTTTGCTATTTTTTCTTTTTCAAAAACCTGTTCATAAAATTCATTAAAAGTTTTCTTTGGACTTTTATACATAGCAGACTGAAATTGTGTATCTTTACTTAATTGAGCTCTTGCAATTTCATTATCTTTTGCCCATTGATTTTGAGCTTCTTCAACAGTCAAATTTTGCATCTGAATATTTGCTTCTTTTTCAATTTCACTAACATCCATATCTAACTGTTTAGCAAGCTGATTAAATGAATTAGCCATAAGGGATGATGTTGAAGTTGCTTCATCTTCTTCAATCCCCATATTTTTCATTTGCTCATAATAGGCATTTTGTAAATTCTGAACATTTTGTTTTTCAACAAATTGCTTCGAACCTTCTTTAACTAAAATATCTTCATGTTCCTGGACAAACAAATGACGTTCTTCATCTGACATACTTTCAGCTTTTTCTTTAGCTGCTTTAGGACTCATTCCTTGTTTAGTCATAATAAAACTGGCCTGTCCGACAGAACCAACAGCACCCAAAAATAAAGTTGCACCAACTCCCATCATTCCCGCATCAAGAACTCTTTGCACCTTCTTTTCTAATGGAGTGGCATCTAATCCACCTAGCTTTCTAGCTCTTTCAGTTGCAACAATCAGAGTTGCTTCTTGAGCTGCTTCGGTTGCACCTTCAGTTAATACAGCTTTCCCATACTCTTTCAAAATCCCCATCATTTGTTCTCTTACTGTAGGATTTTTTACAAGTTCTTTTAACTCATTTTTCTTTAATTTATCTAATAAGGCTTTTCCCCCTGGAACAGTTTTTAACATCTGATTCAATGAAAAATACTCAAGTCCGGCATTAGCACCACCAACACCAATAGCCAACAAATTCATTTCACCTTCAGATAAAGTTTCTCCACCTTCCGCAATAATTTCATTATTTAATTGTCTTAATTCATTTTTTGCCAATCCGGCTTCAAGTTCAAAAACCTTTTTAGCTGCTCCTGTTCTACCTAGCCATAAAGCACCTTGCTTAGCTCCAGTAATCATACCTGTTGGAACAGTTACAACTTCTTCAGGAGTTGCAGCTTGAGGTCCTAATTGCCCTGCTACAAATGCAGAACCTCCACCAACAACAGCACCACCAACCGCACCAACAGCACCACCAACACCACTTGATTTCGCAATTTCCCATAATATTGGTAATTGCTCCATTGTTGAAACATATGATTTTTTTAAAAATTTTGGAGTACGTTCTGCAAGTCCTAATAAAGTAGATGCTTCATATTTATATGCAGGATTTTCAATACCATAATTATTTTGAGCATTAAATTTATAATTAGAACCTTGAGCTTGTAAAGAATCTAACCTTTGTTTATCCGCATTCGTCAATTTAGATGTAGGATAAATTCCTTTCATTTCTAAATCCGCAATTTCAACATTTTTCTTTGAAGTTTCAAATGCGGACATTGGAACTTGAGAGGCCCATTTAAAAGCATTACTCATATCCGTAAACAAATTTCTTTTAGGAGCAGTGTAGATAACAGGCAAATCTTTATTCCTTGTTTTAAAAACATTAATCCTATCATTTATTTTTGTTTGGATTTCTTCATCACTCAAACCAATATTACGATAATGTGTAACAGTATTATTAACATCAGAATAAGTATATCCATTTTCTTCAAAAAGTTTTGTATCTTCCGCTGATATGTTTATTGTCATATTAAAAAGCCCATCCTTTGTTAGATGTGTCAACCTCGCCTCTAGGACCTAGAGGATTTACAAATTTATTATTTACAAGTTTTGCATAATGAACGTGTGGCCCTGTTGATTTTCCTGTACTACCTGCAATACCAATTATCTGCCCCGCATTAACTTGTTGTCCTTTGATGGCTGTAATTTTATTAGCGTGTCCATATCTGTGAATCGTTCCATCCGGAGATTTGATATCTACAAAATTACCTAAATCATCATCTTTAGAAACATTAACAACCACACCACTTGCATACGCAGTAAAAGGTTCATTCATGTTATAAGCCAAATCAATACCTAAATGATTTGTACTAGCACCTTTAGTAGGTTGATTTCTTTGACCAAACAAAGACGTTATTCTGTGACCATTCCAAATATCACCTTCTTTAATCGGCGCAAGAGCTCGAGATAATTCATTATTATTTGCAGATTCAGTTATAGTTAACCTATTTTGAACTATCTCATATTTTTCTTCAGGAGTTAAATCTCTTCCTTTTTGTTTTTTTGCAAGCTCCCAATCTGAAAGAACATCACGAGTAAACCCTACTTTAGTATTCATCCCTTGAGCGTAAAGTTCATATAATTTTGTTTTTTCTGCGGGATTTTCGTAACTGAATGTTTTTGCAAAATCTAATACAACCGCATTTAATTCCGCCCCTGTCAATCTTTTCCCATGTTTCAATTCATATTCTCTAACATAAGCAGATGCGGAATTAACAAAAGCTTGATCAACATCCCCTTTGCGTTTTCCAATTTTGCCGGTTAAATCATACATCTCTATTGCATCTTTTATGATTTTTGCATCATCTTGTAATTGAGTAGGAGTAAAATTCTGAATTTCTTGTTGACGTTTTTGGAAAGCCTTATAATCACTAGCAGATAAATAAGGTCTATACTGAGCCAAATTCAAGTTTTTAAAATTTTGGGCATCATTTATTGATTGTTGATACAAATCATCATAAATATAATCTCTAGTTTGAACATCTCCGGCCTTAGATATTTCATTTACATAATTTCTAAGAGCCATACGATTCTGAGGTGTTAATCCTTCATAATTCAAATCTTCATTTGAAACGAGTTCACCATTAGCTAATTTCTTATCTATAACTTCATAATTAGAAGTCATTAGATCGTCTTGATATTGTTTTTCAGCTTTCCTTTTTCTTGCCCAATTTGCATCCAAACGAGATTGAGTAGCATCAAATTGTTCAATAGTAAGTTCTTTTTCTTTAGCTTTTAATTTATTTCTTGAATCTTCTTCACTTTCACTTGAATTAAAGATTTCATCTGCCAAATTTTTTGCTAAATATTTATCTTCTTCAGCTTTAATCTGGCCAATATATTTTGAATGATAATTTGCATGAATTTGATCTTTATATTGATTAAAGAAATCTTTAGCAGATAAATCACCTTCTTGAATTTTTGTATCTAAAACTGCACACAACAAACTAGAAACCCCATCTTTTTGCATAGCTTCAATAGTAGTTGAATCTGCACCGTTCAAATTACCTTGCCATTGAGCAAGTTTTTGAACATTAGCGATTTGAGCTTTTATACCATCGGGGTTATAGCGTTCAGCTACAGCGTTTTTAATAGCATTATCAATACCGATTTTTCCTTGAGTGGAAGAATAAATTTCTGTTTGTTTCAAATCATGAGCAGTTGCAGAATGTTGAACCCAAGACCTTTTAGCCAAAGCTATTTGTTCAATTCTTCCTATATTGGAATTGGAAACTTTATTGCTATTTTTCCATTCTGTAACAAAATCATCATAGCTTTTTAAAACATCTTCGGATTTCCCTGCAGCATCAATTCCTTGTTTGTTTAAATAACCTGATTCTTTAGCAAACATATTATCTTGTTTCCACTGTTCAAGCGAGTTATTAAATTCTGTAAGTTTTGTTTCTTCTAATGTATCTCTAATTTTCAAAGAGGCCTTTGCAACAACATCAAGACCTTCACCCAAATTACCAAGAGCTTGAGCATTAGCCTGTCCAAACATATTACCATCAAGATTATAACTATCCATACGCAATGGAGTGCTATTATAACCAACTTCTCTATCAAATTGAGGAACTTTAGGCATTATATTTCTCCTCTAATAATCCTTTTCTTGTATTAACTCGATAAAAAAACTCAAAACCTTTAGGGAGTTTCAGACCTAAAGGTTTTGGAGTATCGAACCTGAACCCAATCCACTTCAGCCATTTTTTTGCAAATTCATTTTTGCTGTATATATAGTTATACAAATACCAAAATTTTTTATCGTACTTTTTAAATTCTTTTTTTAATTCACGAAGTAAACAAAGTTTATGATTAATAATTTCATCAGTACATAACATCCAAACAACACCAACATTATCGGGATTTCCTTCAATATGCCAAGCTCCACCCATACAAACAGGGACATCACCATTTTTAGTAACCCCCATCAATACATCAAAATCGGTTTTCATAATGTCATTGAAAACAATTTCTTTCCAATTATCACCATGAATTGCTCGAACTTCTTCTTCGTCATCATTTCTTAAATGATTCAAGATGTATAGTACATCAGACTCATTTTTTTGTTTTCTATACATCTATAAACCTTTTTTCAAACTCATCAAATTTTACGTGATTAAATAGCCAACCAATTAAAGAAACTTTTTCAACTTCTTTTTCTCCGTTTTTAGGAGTGAATTTATCTACACGTAAAACACCTTTAACACGAATATAATCACCTTCTTTACATTGTTCAGCAATTTGTTCTGCGATACGTTTTTTAGATTCAGCAGAATTCATGAAGGTAATAAAAAAATTATTCCATTCTTCTTTAGAAACCTTTACACCTAAATTAATTTTGGTAATAATAGTACCTTTATCTGTAGTTGAAATATCCATCCAACCCACTCTACCGACTAATTCAAATAAATTTTCAGCCATAATGTTCTCCTAATTATTTTCATTATCTTGAACATCCACAACCGCACTTAATGAAAGTATAGTAAGCGGTAATGGATAGTTTTGTTTTATACGAACAACCGCATCATCTTGAGGGACAGCTAGAATAGTTGCACCTATATTAGTTGAAAACAACAAACTTGTATCATCAATTGATTCATCAGATCTAGCATTTCTAAACTCTGAACCATCAGAACCGCAAAATATAAAATCTTCTCTGGATTTATAAATTTTAGCAACTACGTAATTTATTATTTTCTTTAAACCTTGAGTATTTTCACCTTCAATATTAAGTGTTTCAATTTCAAACTCATAAGGTAAACCTACAATAATAGATTTAGCAGGACTAGACAAAGTAATTTCACCATTTTGAACAATCAAATCTGTAATAATACCGCCATCAGCGTTAACAATAACAGTTTTACCTTCAAGGTGATCCAAACCGGATACACGAGTTATTGGTTCCTCAAACACTGCAGACAGACCACAATCAACAAGAAAAGCTTGAGTTGCATCATTTATTACTCTAGTTCTAGTTCTTTCAATAAATTTAACATCCTGCCCGTTGATATTTCTTCTTATTACAAAATATGCAACATCTTCCAAACCTTCACGCACAACATCTACAGATTCAAAATAACCATCAGTAACTAAACGTGTCCAACCACAAAGTTTTTGTTTAGGATTGTAAGTACAAGTTGCAGCCGTTCCATCATTAAAAATTACCCAAATAATTCTATAAGGCTCTTTGGAATAAGCTATATAAACAACTTCTTTCCCTTCAAAAAGATGAGATGAGAATAAGGATAATTCATCACCATCATAACCTTCAGACATTATTTCATAACCTAGCTCTCTAATTACAGAACCACCTGCTTGTACAAATATAACTTTTTTACCTGAAACAATCGGTTCAACATGAGAAGAACCATAATTAGATTGAACAACAGAAGCAGGAGTAGGATTAGCTTGAAATATACCATCCGTACCATTAACAGACCATTCAGAATTAGAAGTCAAAACAACTAAATCTTTCAATGGGACAAGATGTCTAATTTCATTAACTTCTTTATCATCCATATTCAAAGTTACGGCATCTGTCGCAACTAAAGGTCTTGAAACATTAAAATTATTTATTGCACCTGTTTGAGATGTCCAAAGAGTTTGAGGAGAAGAATTTGAACAACCATACATTTTTCTTTGTTGGTAATAACAAGAGCAAGACGGGTAATTATTATTCAAGAATGGATTCCTATAAACAGGAGCAGTAGATTTTAAATCTGGTTCAATATTATCATCAGTAAAAGTTGTGCCTTCAGATGTTCCAACATAACCATATACACCATTTACAGCACGATAAATATTATATTCTTTCACTCCGGATACAGCAGTCCAACTAATTGTCATATATTCATCAGTTAACCAACTAGCTTCTCTATGCCCTTTTGCAGTAGCAACAGCAGAACGTTTAGATTCTTCATTAGTATCTGGATTAACGGCAGTAACAACATAACTATAAGTTCTTGTATTAGATTCTGTATCACCAGTCCATTTAGCAGTTACATTTGTTGGAGCATTTATTTCCGGTTGAAAAACAGCGTTTTCAATTACCCAATCATAATGAGAATACCTAATTAAATTTTTAGTAGGATAATCAGGATGAGTTAGAGTCAGGATATCACCGGATTGAGTACGTTTAAGACGTGACAAAACAGAAGCAGGATAAGGAGAAGATATCTGAACAAGTTGTCCCGCTTTATCGTGTTCCTCCGGATAAACGATATACCCACCATCTTTAATAAAGCGAACATAATAATCCCCAAATTCAAGCATATAAGTCTGTTCAGAATTGAAAACAAACTTCATCAAACGAGTATGTTTATCATTATATAAAGCAATGCCACAATATTCCAATCCCATTCGATTTGAAATCCCACCTTCTTGATGAATGATGGCATTTTTGGCAGTTTTTAAACCTATTGCGTATTGTTCTAAGTTCGTTCTTGAATCAAGACGAGGAGTGAGTTCTCCTCTTGTAAAACTTGATTGAGTTATTCTTGTTCCCATATTAATCAATTCCTTGCATCTGTGAAATCAGAATCATCTTGATCGTGTACTTCAGTTTTACGAGCATCTGTAACAATAGCTTGTCTAATAGCAATTTGATAATCTTGCAATTCTGTATTCTTTTTATTACCTGAGCCTAATATTGATTGAGCTGACATATAAGCTAAGTAATGTCCTAACGCATTAACAAATGCAGCAGAAAAAAACGGTTCTTTCAAAACAGTTTTTGTATATCTAAGAATGCAAGGATTACAATTTGTAAGAATAATTTTTTCACCTGTAGTTTCATCAATAGCCGGAATACATTTTTTTTCTTTTCTGTCAGCAGGATCAATAACTGCTCGAGGAGCAATACAATCATTTGGGTATGCAAACGCATAAGAAAAATTAGGGTCTGGTGATTTAAACTGAGATAAAGCTAATTCCTTATATGCATTAGCAAACGACCACTCATGAGCTTCTAAAACAGTATCTCTGGCAAGTTCATAGTAGTTATTGATAATAACGGCATAAGGACTTTTTTCATTATAATTTGATATTGGAGTAGAAACCCCAAGATTAGATAACGCAATATTATAAATATTTGTTCTTGAAAAACTCATTTCCCACTCCTAAAAAGTTGGTAAAGTACCAACATATCCTTTTCCACTTTTCAACTTACGATTTGAAGCAGTCGGAGTATTATATTCTGTACTAACTCCAACAGAATTATTACCAAACCAATCTGCTGAAACTTTTGCCGCATCACCAAGTCCTTTAAGTCCTGTGCCAATAGCATTAGTAACACCTGCCCGATAAGCATTTTGTCCTGCAATGACATCAAGGTTAGCTTGATTTGTAAGATTTTCTGATTGAGATTCATAAGATAAAGCTTTTGTTTCTGCATTATAAGTTGTTGTCAACGCATCCAATTCACCAATTGCAGCAGTATCTTCCACTACATCAAGATTAGTACCGGAAGCAATATCAAATCCATTAGCAGCCATTGCAGCTTGTTGAGCTCCTATTTTTTGAATAGTTTTCATTCTTTGCATACGAGCTTCTTCAATGCCCTCTTGACGAGTTTGTTCAGCATTAGCTTGAGCCTTTTGGGCATTACGTCTTTCAACAGCCGCCTGATAATTATATTGAGCTTTTTGAGCTTTACCTTGTTGAATACTAGACGTAACCCCAACTGCGGTTCCGATAAGACTTGCCGCAGTTGAAATAGTAGTAGCCCAAGCCATTGCAGTTGTCATACCCGTTGCTACTAACGCAGAAATTACACACATTATTCTTGAACCTCAGCTAACTTTTTTTCAAGTTCCATAATTTGTTCTATAACAGATTTTTTATCTGCATCTTCAATAATGATATCTTTTTCAATAGCCTTATTGATAAGATTATCAAGAATTATTGTTAATTCTTCAGGAGTTTTATCAACATACTCATCAGAATTTTCTTCTGTAGTATTTTTATCAGATTCCAATTCTTCAGGAGTTTTATCAACATACTCATCAGAATTTTCTTCTGTAGTATTTTTATCAGATTCCAATTCTTCAGGAGTTTTATCAGCTTCAATTTTTACAGGTTGTTTTTCTTCTTTTACAGGCTTATATTCTTTAGCCCAAGAAGGAGCAATATTGCCTTTAATATCAACCTTTTCACCTGGTTTATAAATAGAACCTTTATAAAAGATTTTAATTTTTGCTGTTACTTTCATTACTTTAATCCTTTCAACATTTTGTATGTACTAATTTTCTTTTTTCCCAAAAAGAATTTCGGCAGCAGATGAGGCTCTGTCAAGAGCTTGTTTTTGTTTTTCTAATTCAGGAAGAACATATTTCATCATCTCTTTATCAAGCTTGATTTGTTCAGCTCTGATAATAGTATCAACTGCATTCATAACTTCCCATCTATCAAATTTCCCAAATTCTTTTTTTTCCTTTTTTTCTTCTTTATTTTCTGACATTTTCTCTAATCCTTAAATTTATGCTATCCCTAAACCCCTATCTAATAGATAGAGGTTTAAGAAGGGAGAGCATATGACTCAACACAAAACTTTAATTACATATCTTGATAAGAATTATCATGAGCTGCAACAAAACCTGCAGTAATAGCACCTGCAGTTGCAGTACCATCAACTACGTATTTTGTACGGATATAACCTTTGTTACCTTTTGGAACATAAGCTACAGGGAATTTATAACCATCAACAAGTTCAGCGACAGGAATTACACCTGTTTCAACTAAAGTTTCAGCCTCATTAAATTCAGTATCATCACAGGTTTCAACTACCAATTTAACGGAAGTAGCACCTTCAAATTTTTCTACAACTTGAGCAATAAAAGGAATTGGAGTTCCAAAAGCCATTTCTTTCAACAAACCTTTTGCTAAACAAACGACATTTGTTGATACTGCAGTTGTAGTTATTTTTTGAGCATCAGAAAAAAGATTTTGAGCATCTAATAACATTTTAATTTCTCCTATCAATTTAATTATGTGATACAAAGAGGGTTATGCTGATATCATTTCTGATAGCAGTAACGAGATTAACCCTCAAACCCCGATGTGGTATTAAAAAGAAAGGTTAAGCAACTTTAGGAACAATATCTTCAGTGTTTAAGATTTTGTTACAAGTTTTAATAGGAATACCTAAGAACTCAACAACAGGTTTACCCGCATATTCGCTAATTGATAAATGAACATTTGTTTTGTTCATAGCTTGTTTATGTAATGCGGTTCTAACTTTGCGATTACAGTAAATAACAGTTTTTCCTGTTTTTGCATAATCTTCAATAGCAGCCCAAGCATCTACCATTTTGTCAATCAAATCAGTAGCATTTAAGTTTGCCACATCAATATTAGCAATACGAGCAGTAGAGCGATAGTCACGAACAGTAAGTCCAACATCCCATTTGTAATGAGAACGATAAACTTCATACATTTTACCATCTGGTAATTGTTTTGTTTGAGGGCCTTTATCTTCGTGTTGTAAACCTGCTTTAGAGCCTTTTGGATAGATAAGATGAGTATGCAAGTTACCCCAAGTTACAAAATAGATTGAAGTATTTTCATCACCTTGCCCGCCGGCATCAATAACAAAATTCCCGATAGTTTTATCATCCGCTGTAGAAATTTTATTATAACGATTAGCCAAACCATCAAAACCTGCAGGGTTAGTATCTTTATTACCATAGAAAATATTTTCTTCTACAGTTTGGTTCATAGCTTCTAAGAACCCTTGAGATTCATTCAATCTAAACTGATTAACATCACCATTCAAATCTGCTAAAGATTTATCTACTTCAGAATAAACTTCAAGCATACCAGTAGCATCAGTAACTTGAGTATATTCACCTTTAGAACAGCTAACACCACCATAGTATTTTCTAAACTCAGCTTCAGGCAAGCCGTTTCTAACAGTAGTTTTATGATGATGACCGCTGTTACACTCTACAACAACAGCATCTTCTAAAACAGATGAAGTATTAGATAACAAGTCAATAACTGTACTTGTAATTTTACCGTTTTCAGTTTGTGCTAACTTGTCTTTAAGAGTTAAATAAGTTTCTCCAACAACATTTGGCATTTCATTTCTCCTTTCAAAATAGCAAGACACACATTGTCTTTGCATAACTAAATATATTTTTGAGTGTGGTAATAAAGCTGTTCGCTACCAAAACACTCAAATTTTTGTACTACGAGTTATTAACTGCTACTCTTGCAGAACTAATTTTCTTGTTCATTTCCTCCTGTTTTGTTATACAAAATATCAGCAGGTCGTTCTGATTTCCCAACAGGTTCACCATTAGGGACCCTGTCATTAGAACAAAGCTTTCCAATTGCGTGGAAAGTTTTAATAAACGCAGGATGTTTAGTTAAACCTTTAGCTTTAACAAGCTCTTGAAATTCTGGTGTTGCAACGGCTTTAATACCAGTATTAGCGACAGAAAGATATTGATCATACTGTTCATCTGAAAAAGCTTTAAACTCTGTATCTTCAACCAACAATTTTTCATAAGATAGACGTTCTGCATTTTGTAGTTCTGAAGCTATATTTTCTACACCTGCAAAATTTTTCTTAGCTAATTCTACACCCAGACACATCAACTTATTTGCGGATTTGTTTGAAAGATTTAGTTCTTTAGCAATCGGATTGAACTGATTAACCAATTCTTCATCAAGAACCATATTCTCTGGCAATTCAATTTCAGAATAGTCATATGATTCCGGAGCACCATACAACTCTACATTCTCACCCTCACTATTTTTAGCGTTATCATCATTACTTGAATCATCATCTAAGTTATCATCAGATGGTTTTACATCCTCATCTTGAGAATCATCAGCTACACTTTGAGGTGGAGTTAAATCTAATTCTGCATTTAAATTTTCAGCCTTATTTGTCAAATCTTGTTGTGTCATAAATTTCCCCTTTCATTTTTGTTTAACAACTCGATATACTTCTCAGGATTGGCCTTAAAGCAATTATCAAGGAGCCATAATCCTTTATTTCTATAACCTTGAGTCATAAATACTTCTCTATCTGATGCGGTATGATTATAATTTCTTTCAAACGCACCCAACTGTTTCAAAAGAAGTGCAACAACTTCAAATCCGTCTTTATCAACCAAGACATTGTTAAGTCTTAACAACTCATCCTTATTCATCTACATACCCATTCTGCTTGCTAAATCAGCACCAACAGCATCAACACCACCCATATTTTTAATCATTTCAGAACCTTGTTGTAGTTGTTGTAATTGTTCTTGCTGAGCTTGTTGCTGAGCCAGTTGTTCACGATACTTATTAACTTCCTCAGTAGGTACAACATATTCTGGATTAACATTTGCAATCTCAGCATAATCATCAACTATTTTATCTCCGTTTATTTTTTTCAATAAAGTCGGGTCAATAGCCATAGCAATATTTGTTGTAAATGTCGTAAATCTTTCAATGCTTGCTATTCCTTTAACTTTTTGAGCAAGAGCAAGAGCTGAAACAAATTCAGTTTCCATTTCTTCTTGTTGAATAACTTTTGGTGGTAATGGTAGGATTTCTGTTTCAATAGTTTCAGCAAAAACAAAATCTTGAACAGATCGCAACCCTTTATGAACTTGATCTAATATTGGAGAAAGAAGAACCATTTTTTCTTCTTTTATTTCATTAACTTCTGTTGCTGTTCTACCTCGTTCTGCTGTATTTAGAATGACGGCAAACATATCGTTATGAAAATGTTGTTTAATAACATCTTCTAATTTTTCAATATGATTACTAATTTCCAACACTTGAGGCTTCACTTCATACATTGGAGATAAGCCACGACCATTTTCATCTTCAGGGACAATTTGTCCTGGAGCATCCATGAGTCCTTTATATTTTTGTAAAGATGCAGGACCTTTATATGATGGAGTAACAATCTTTTTCAAAGCTTTAGAAAACTCTTTTGTTTCCATCATCAACTGTCTAGCATCAGGAAGAGCATCGATACCTGGACAATTTGAAGGATAAACATCTTCTCCATTTACTTCTGATTCAAAAACTGCAAACGGGAATTTATCGAAACCAGACAATTTAAGAAATTTATCTTCACCTGCGATATAGGTTGCCGATATATATTTTTTATATTTAGATAACGGAGAATTAGGATTATATTGTTTATTTAGTTCTACAAAGTACACCAATTCAAACTGAGAATCTGAACCATTATCATAAGCTGTTTTTACAGATTCAGAACAATTTTCATATCCATATTTATCGACGATATTTTTTGCATATTCTTTAAAATGACGACAAACAGTATCAACATCACCTCTATGATCTTTGGCATAGCGATAAGAACCAATCGGTAAAAGTTTAAAATTAACAACTGTTTTATAGTCTGATTCCATCAATAAAACAGCAAAACCAAAAGTTCCTAACTGCTTATAAACACCTAGCATATTTTGATAAAAATTTGAAGATGAATAAATACGCCTATAAAGATCTTCAACTTGAGAACACCATACCCGAACATCATGTACATCATTCAACTTTTTATTCTTCATCTGAATTTTAAACCAACGATTAGCTGCAGAAGTTGCACCAGATTGCATCCCTGAGGCAAAATTTTTAACCGCTGTGAGAGTAATTGAATTGATAACTTTTTTAGATCGTTTAATAGGTTTATTAACGTCATTAACTAAAAAACGGCTCATTCTAGGGGCAAAGAACTCAGACAATTCTCTAAGGTCAGGTAATATTTGATTAAACACCATATCCATTTGAGCTTTTTTAGTATTAAAATATTTAGTTGTATAAGAAAAATCTTTAGGTTTATGAACTTTTAGCTCATTAAGATTTTTTTCTTCAACATCTAAACCTTTTCTTTTCATCATTATTCACCTAACAAACCTT